GTGGATCAAATCCACCAAAGCACGGAGGATAGCCAAATAACGCTGCATGATAGTGAGGTCTTCCAGTCTGATCTCCGTACTCTCCGCATGCGAAATAACGGAGCTCGGATTTCCCACTACCGGCGACACTCCAACGAAGACGCTTGAGCCACGACGTGAGATCACCAGGTCGTAACTCTCCGCCATCAGGGATTTTTTCATCTGAATAAGAGAGTGAAACAAAGCAGCTCTGCTCATGACATAACCCCTCAAGGATAATCCGGTGCGCCCAAACGCGCCGCCGATTAAAACGACACGGTCCACACTGACCACAAGGGTAAGCACCGCGTCGACCCAAGTATGGTTGCGAGCACTTCATCACATCCTAAAACCAATTCGCAACCTGCGCGCCATTCGGCGATGATGCCTTGCCATACGATGATGAAACCGACGTCGAGACCTCATGCCACGCCGGCCAAATCCACGCCGGCGACCAAAGCGCCTTCTCCGCATTGAACTCACCTCCTCTCAGAACGGGTTAGCAAGTGGAACACCAGAAGGATCAGGAGAACCACCATAGATACTATCCAGCCACCCTAATCCACGCTTCACGTCGGGAGCGACATTGCCCACATTACCACGCAATACACCAGGCAGTGCCAGAGGACCAGTAACATCACTAGTAGGACCAAATTGAGTACCAGCATACTCACGGGTGAGCGCAGTAAACGGTCGATTGTTAACCGGATCCCACCATTCCTGAACCATGTTAGGTCGACCCTTCCCAGGACCACGAGGATCATCAGTAGGCAAAGGAACCCCAGTAGCCAACGATCCGGGTCCGTACCAAGTGGGAGGATTTCCAGGAGCAGCAAACGTCCTCCTTAACTGCCCGACAAGCCCCATGTTCTCAATCTCTCCGCGATCTATCTGAGTTTGAAGAAGCTTTTGTTGCAGCTCAGAAGTCTTATCAGGTCCAGACATAAGCGCGCCTGCAGCACGACCAACATCCTGACCTACATCCTTCATTGCGTCCCCCATGGCGGTATTTGGGGCGACCGTCGCACCTGGCGCAACACTAGAACCAAGAGCAGCGAGAGGATTAATGCCAGCGGCATTAGCATCGGCCACCTTGAGACGAATGCTATTCCCAGCGAGATAATTAGACTCAGCAATGTTAGCTGCATTAGCATCAGCAATGGCTTTAGCATTTGACTGACCTCCTAAGAACGAACCAATACCAGAGATAAGCGAGGAACCTATCGTGCCGAGCATCCCAAGCATGTTAGCACCCTATCATGGACCAAACAGAGAAACGCTTTTTAGTGTGATGGCCTTTGCCGCCATGGCCACGAGCAAACAGAACCTGCTTCCGTATGATCCGCTCTATACACGGAACGGACTTCGATGGATGCGTGAACTGTTGCTTACGAGCAGCTCCTGTACGTGTCCGGGTTTTTGCTTCGCCACCGTACAGATTACGAGGATTAGTCGGAAATATTAAGCGGCTCGCTCCGGCTGTTGCCTGAGCAAGAAGAACGCGACGACGCTCAGCGTCGTAACGTGCTCGAGCCTGCTTTTGCAGGCCCTGCGCATTAGAGAACCGAGCGATAGCCGCTTTTAACAGACGGGCACTTCGAGAAGATTGTTCGTCGCGGTGTTTTTTTTCTGCATCCGCGACGGCCCGTCGACGAACGTCAAGTTCTATAGAGATCGATGCTATGCGATCTTTTAAGTTGGACTTTTGTATTACAAATGCCGGAGACAGGTGAAACGGATCACGCTCTAACACGCTAAGACGGTCGAGCTCCGAGGTAATCCGTTTTAACCTAGCCTCTTGAGGATCGAGGCGTTCCGGCTCGTTATAACGAAAATTATTTACCATGTGGTATGATCTTTAGATTTGTGGTGATAGCACATAGTTTTTATCTCATCTTATTGATATCACTGAGATATCCTATTTACTGTCACCTAGCACTTACTTATCAAGTAAATGTAAGTGCCACGGCGATCAAGAACCCGCCTTCGGCGGGGCCTGGACGGCCGCGGCTGGCGCCGCATTAGACGGACTGGCAGGGGAAGGGGCAGGCGGAGCTGCGGCGGGAGCAGGGGTACCTTGAGGGGCTGCCGACGCGGCCCCCGCCGCTTCTCCAGGGCGTGGCGTAGCGCCAGGCGTTACTGGAGGATCGAAATTCTCCTCCCAAGCAGCGAATTCGTCAAGAGACCCCTCGCCTACGTCGAAATCATCCGCGTCCGCAAACGTATCCGAAATCCCCAGAGGGGACTGACCTCGAGACGCCGCTTCAACACGGTCCATATGCTGATTAAACAGCCGCCTGATCGTGTCTTCCAGAGGGGTAGGGGGGACATAGCCTACCGGTGGAGCAAGCGCCACAGGGTCCGGCAGCTCATATCTACCCCCTTCGGTCAAACCAGACGTAACCTGCACACCATCCTCGTCGAAACGAGCAGGATGCTCCTCAATCCACTCACCGACCTTAACACCAGGAATTAAATCCTTAGTCATAACACCCCCTCAAGGTTAGAACGTCATCGACGTCCCTTCACGAGCAACCAAGCGACGAGCCTGGATCGACTGATACGCCATCACGTAAATGTTGTCGTTCACCGTATCCTGAAACACCCGAGTAGTCGGCACACAGCTCACAAAGGTCGAATTAAGAGCAGGAGGAGAAGCAAACTCGCGAGACAAATGCCAATTATCAAGAGTGTTACGGAATAGACCAGCGACGGAGCTCTCTTCTCGCCTGTACTCATCGAAACGATCCTGATAGCCGAACACAGCACCAGCATTCGCAGACGCATCAGCTTCTAAACCATTGATCCCTTGCTGACCAATATGCTGCAATTCGCGTTGCCAGAAATCTTCTTTCGTTCCAACAAGACCAGGAATAGCAAGACCCTTCAACCAAGCTCGCTTAACGCGGTTCGAATACATCGTCTTTGGACGGATCGACATCAACGTCATGATCAGTCCGTGCTCTTCGAAGAAACGCCGGTATCGATTGGAGCGCACTGCGGTAATACCGTGACCGCCGAATTGGCCCACTCCACTAGCACCGCCCGACGACCCGGAAGTAGTGACCCCGGTCTGAAGCACTTCGGAGAATTGTAGGGACTGTCTACCACCCCCAAGGTACTCAGGCCTCTGTAATCGAGCGTCGGACGATCGTACGCCGAAGGCGGCGCGCAAGTACTCAGTGTAACGAGAACCGTAGCGAGCACGAGCCTCATAAAACCTCTGGATCGCAAACGCATGACGGATTGTGTTGATATCCGTAGCAGTAGCACCCGAAAGGTTTACCGACAAGCCAGAAAGATATTGCTCAACAGCTCCGGCCGTACCAGCACTATCAATCTCAAGGGGCGAGTTAGCAGCTGCAGTTTGACGTCGAACAAATCCAGGGTTCCCACCACCGGTCTCGGACAATTGGAGACCACCAGTCGCAACTACCGGAGCAGACGTACCGAGCGGCAACGTAACCGAAGGCCCCTTGAGCACCCAGGGTCTACTCGACGTGAGATAATCCTTCTCCCAGGAAATATTTTGTAGAGAGCGAGGCGTAGTGTTGTCAGCACCGTCATTGTACGCAATCGGGATGGGAGACTGCAGATCCTGATCACGATAGTACTCATTCCAAATAAGAGCGTACGCACGAAACGGAAACATCGAAACAGTCATTCCGGCCTGCACACCAGCAGTAGGTATCCCAAGATAGTCAGATAAAGTACCGACACCGGGATTAGCGTTGTATACGGTGTAAGGCACCTGAGAAGTATCAAGACCATCACTGCCACCAGTAATAAAATCTTCCCAACCATTCCGGTTGTTCGCCGAACTTGTCCACAGAATTCTGTACGGCACAAACCAGTGATGGAAACGAACACTCACCGGATGCATCACCGGAGTCACCAACGGCGCGCATCTGATGAGTGACGAAACGGACTGCTGTATCGTATCCCCAGGCAGCACTTCATACCACGAAACAGGGATCAGCTGGCCCATTTTACAAGTGAACAATTTGTGGTGAGACAGATTGAACTTAGACCGCTTCATAGCGTTCCCCTCTCATTTAAAACCGAGATCGACCGCGCCTTACGTTCATCGCCCGCACGAGTGTACGCGTAGAGTTCTTTAGTCGAGACGCCCAACGAGATCGCATCTGCGCGCATCTTACGCAGCTCGGCCTCCATTGCAAGGAGTACCCCTTCGGGCGCCTTAGCATCACGACCACATTCCTCACGAAGCTTACTCGTCAGGTATCTCCCCAACGATCTTATTGAAGAGCCGTGTCGCAAGGCCGTTGTCACGTCTACTCGCAAGGTACTGTTCGAAATCTCCAGGTTTGCCTTCGCTAACGTCCTGATCGCAGGAGCACCAACACCGGGACGTAAAGACATCCTCGTAAACGGTTTCACAGAATGCGACGAATTGTTTGAGTGATATTTTTTCAATACATAGCCCGCCACATAGGCTGCAGACCCGGCCTCTAAAGTTCCCACCAGAATATGACCCAAGCCCCAAGTCTTCCGGATTAATCGACATGATCCGCACTCACATTGCCGTGTCCGTGGATCAAATCCACCAAAGCACGGAGGATAGCCAAATAACGCTGCATGATAGTGAGGTCTTCCAGTCTGATCTCCGTACTCTCCGCATGCGAAATAA